TGGACAAGCGTGATGTTGTCAGCAGTATGTGCATGTGATGCGTCTTGGATTGCAAGTACATGGTGCTGGATGAGGACTAAGGATTCAGCCGAATGCGAATGCGAGGCATCCTGTATAACCAGGATGTGATGAACAACTAAGATGAGAGATTCGGCGGAATGTGCGTGAAGAGCGTCTTGAGTGACTAGAACGTGATGCTGAGTTAGGGAGACGTTTTCAGCAGAATGAGCGTGAGAGGCATCCTGAATTGCCAGGACGTGATGTTGTATGAGGGCTACATTCTCGGCGTTATGGGCATGAGCACCATCCGCGATAACTAAAGTTACGCCCGCGCTGTATTCGATGTGGAGCTTGGGGGCTACACTCGTTGAAGAATCATACGTGCGAGGCTGAAGGTCACGAAGCGCATCAAGAGTGTGCTGCTCAAATATCAGAACTAGAGCATCGTTTTCGGCCCATGTGCCGTTTATGATTTCTTGAATGATCGACTTAATATCGGCACCCGAAGTTGGGCTACCGTTTGGCGCTCCCCATTGCCATTCTTCTCCCGCCGCAGCTCCCAAGTCGGTCGAATCCCAGTTCACAGAAGCCGTGGTCCGGGGTCGAGAATCTATGTCGTTACTGGCAGTAGTAAACGTAGTGGGATTAGAACTTAGTTGTCCGCGCAAGCGATGTTGGGGTTCGTCGCCGCTCGTTGCATGAATGAACAGGCTCATCCATGCCAAATCTATTGTGGCTCCGACTGGAATGGGGACTGTTGTCCATCTACTGCCGAAATGTTCCTCCGGGTGGTCAATAACAATTTGAGCGACATCTAAGGTAACTGCATCATTTGTTCCTTGACTAGCGTCATCTGAGCTAGCGCCCACCTGCTCGTCAATCGTCACGTCGATCTCGACGGGATAATCCGCGGCCTGAAGCCACGAGATCGGGATGCGGTGCTCGACAAACAGGTTAGGTCCGGTCCTGCGCAGCCTGAATGTCCCTAGCAACTCATCTGGGTCCTGGTCCTCGACCGGAGCACCATTAGAACGCGGAAGGTTGAACGTCCACAGGACTTCGCCTGTTGTGCTGTGACGGAATTCAATGTAGCCCTGGGTATTGACTGGATTGTTGACTGCCCGATTCCATAAGACACCATTCACGAAGATGTTGATGCTGTTTGAAACTTGGAAGATGAACTGCAACCGAGCGACAGGATTTCCACCCGCGATGATCTGCGCCGTAGGAGTCGGCCATCTGGAAGCCTGATCCACCACTAGCCGCTTGTCCAACCGGGCGGTCTGTGCCTGCCAGCGGATGTCAAATCCCGGCCCAAAAGCCCCCTGCCAGAACAGGACATCATCTTGGACGACTGCATTCACCGATTGGGGATTGGCAATCGCCTGGATCTGGTTTAGGTCATTGGTGTATTGGAGCTGCTGAGGCTGGAAAGATACGTTCTCTCCAGTTCCAGGGTGGACATATTGAACGATCTGCCCAGAGGAGAAGTTAGAAAGCGCGAGAGCATTGAAGCCCGCCTGGGTCATCTGGAAGCCCCAAGGGGCTATTCCAGGCTGCCAGGCTGTGTTGATTTCCTGATTCTCAGATGGCCCGAAGTGCATCGGGCCGATCCCGAGATCCAGCATGAACTTGTTTGGATTGAGGGGGTGTTGATGCTTTATGGAGTTGCGGCGTCGTTCAACAACCGTAGCTCCAGGCCACGCTAATTGCGCCCGATCACGTGCCTCCTTGGCGGGATGAGCCACGTTGTATCAATCCACTGAACTACGTAGGGTCAGCGATTTCCACGTCCCAGACCGGGAAGTCAACCGTATTCCCAGAGGTCAAAGCCTGCGATGTACAAGTGGTGACGTAGAGCAATCGCGTCGCATCACAGAGGGCTACATGCGTTGCAGTCCCAGAAGTCCCCACAGAAACCCCGGTCTTGGTTGCCATACGCACCTTGCGCCCGTTGGTATCACCGTTAGAAATCGTGTAGTCCGTCGCCGGTGTCATAGCCGTTGACGCAAGCGAATAGGTACTCACGGCCTGAGCGCGTGTAGTAGGTTGAGTCCCACAGGCTGTCATCTGGTTAGCATTATCCAAAACCAGAAAGGCACCATCCAGTACATCGTCATGCACTATCTTTGCCATCTTCGTTCTCCTTTTGCTTGATTTGTGACATTACATCCACTGTACTGTTCTGGATTTCCAACGTCTGTTTCTCTCGCGGCTTTCCTTCAGCGTTCAATCCCTTCCCATACTTTCGATCCAGCTCCTCCTCATTTGTCATAGTCATAGATTACCTCACTGTCATGTCCCAGGAGCTGACCCTTCTTATCCCGACGGACTTTGGACTGTTCTCTATGTCCCGTGAGCTTCGGAGGGCGAGCATCCACATTCACCACTGGAGCAGCCTGTTTAGGAACACTCACTTGAATTGTTGGAGGAGCTGCTTTCACCTCCACGTTCACTATAGGAGCGGGTTGCTCAGGGACATTCACCACAACCGGAGGTTGCACCAATTTCACTTCAGGCTTGTAATCCACCTGATCGGTGTGGATCGTCAACCCATCCAATCCACCCTTTTCTTGCCGGCCAGCCACAAGAGCTAGAATGGCCTTCAAGAAATCATCGTTCCGCTGGGAAACTACAGCGCGCAGATCCTCCCGCAATCCCTTGATCTCATCGCGTGTCTCTTTGTCCATGTCTCCATCCTCTACTACTTTACCATTGCCGTAATGAGGTACTTCTACTCCGGGATAATCCCCCCAGGCACCTGTCGCATGGAAGATTTCTTTCACTTCCATTGCGGACTTCGCCTGTTCTAGCTGCCCCTCAATCGAACGCTTGAGAGTCTTCGGAATATAGCTGGTATTGAAGACCCTGAACGGTTGTCCTCTCTTCACTCGATTGACCGCGAACCGCTCGAACTGTCGCATCTCTTCCTGAAATTCACCTCTTCCGTTTGTTCGCGGTTGCTGGGCAAAGACCGGGAATTCTCTCTGCTTCGGCTCCTTAGCGGGTTCTACTTCCAACTCTTCGGCGGCCGATATAGGATCCTCGATCCCCTCCCTCACTAGGATACCGTGTCTCTCTGCCTCGGACTTCTTGTCTTCCGCCATCACATCCAGCTTATCAAACCTCCAGCGCATTCTAAGACCTAACTCGAATTCACGGAATAGTTCTCCTTCTAGCACCCCAGAGAGATATTCACATCGGGGTTTCATCGTCCCCGTTTGAAGGAAGCGCATCTGCTCTTTGGCAGTGGCGTAGTTCGCCGCCTCCCACGCGCCCGCGAGCGCAGGAGGGACCCTAAAGACCGCGCAGATATCCCTTCGTACCTCATTCAGCAACTCACCCAAAGCTAAGTCCTTCGTGGGATATCCGATGATGTTCGGCTTCATCCCGTGGGTGGTGAAGCCTGCTTTGTGCTGTTGGCTCTTTCCCGAGAATCTACGCCTCCACCAATCAACCATCTTGTCGAGAGTGGACTCATCTATATTCTGGTCGGTTGAGAATACCAAAGGAGGAACTGCATAATTCTTGAAGAATGCCGCGGTGTACTCGGCGGTGTTAATCCCTGCACTTGCAGCGGCCATCGCAACCGATAGCTTAGATAATCCCCCTAAGTCGTTCGAGGGATGATATTCTCGGAAGTAGACTACATCCTTCCGTTGGAATAACCTCTCATACTGCTGTGCGCCCGGTACCCTCTGGATGAATCCTTGAATGCCTGTACTATCTGCCTTGAGTTGCATCGTGGTGGGGTTGAGGCGCATCAAGCCTTTGGGCTGACCTGAACGTCCACCACGTACCTTCTCCCAATAGGCCACCCCATAGATGTCCATATCGTTCTCTAGCGATCTAGCTAGATCGTTCCAGTTCATCTCTGGATTGACTTCATGCAAGAGGGTTACTAGAGGATGATCGTCACTGAGAGGACTATCCTTATCCTCCCAAGGAGTGATTTCCCATTCAAGCCCTGCTAAGGCATCCGCTCTAAGAGTGATGCACGCATACGCCCACACACTTGCTGTGTAGATCTTCGCCAGTTCAGATAGAGAGGTCTCGTCTCGCTCCCATATCTTGTCGGCCTGCCAACCTGGAATAGAGACGATGGCCTTGAAGTCTTGCCCGTTGATCTTCCCGAGGTTGATTACGCCCATGCGAAGTGCGGCTCCCCGCCGATCATCAAATCAGTCAACGCCCACACTAAGGCATCTACTCTATTTGGAGACCAGTCCGAAATCCCAGGAACCCAGTTGCACATCTCGTCTTCCAATTCAGAATGTTCCCCGACGTGATGAACGCGGCCTTTTTCGTACAGGGCTGCAATAGGTTCCGCCCGGATCATCTTTCCTCGCGAAGCCCTAACGGAAGTATACGCTACACCAGAACCATCCGAAACGCTGCGGATGACGTTCTCCACCATATCTCCGCCGTGATTCACTTCACCTATCAATCTGTCGGCTTGGTTCTTGTGATAAGCCGCCACTGCGGCACTTCCCCATATAGCGGGTTTGACTCCTGCTGGAGGGGTAGCGTCTTCTAAGACATAGGCATGATACTCCTCCCCAATCTTCGCTTTTCCAGCAACCACAATACCAGTCTGTCCTGTAGTTGCTTGGGGATCCACGCCCACTACTATCCTGATAAGTTCAGGTATTTTATTCACTCGATCTATGATCTCGCGATTCCACAAAGCCCTAGGATCATCGTCTACTTCCTCGGCCAAGATTTCAGCCTTGTATGCCAGTTCCGTCATATCCGTGGCGATCTCTGAGAGTGCCACGCGGGATAAGTGAGGATTCTCTAGAGAGGAGAAGATGAACGTCGCCCACCTTCCCGTGGTATCTTCGGAGGCTCGCTTGAACAGTTCCTTGGAATGGTGCTTGCCTCTCTTCTGGGTGAAGATGAACACTGCATCCCCGTCGTTATCCAAAAGCATCGGAGCGCCAACCTCGTTCCAGGTGTCATCTGACATCAACTGGAACTCATCCAAGATCAAGAGGTCGGCATAGTCACCCCGTAAGGTATCTGCATTCCAGGCAGTCTTTCCTCTGATCCTCTGCTCTGTTCCTGCTAATTCGATGATGTGCTTAGTCTCGTTCTTGTAGTACACCCCATGATCTATCGTCTCTTGAAGAGCAATCTTGCACTCATGCCAGAACCTATCCACCTGCTCCTGAGTGGGTGCGCCATAGAGGATACGCCTTCCCTGTAGGAAGCCCTGGAGTGCAAGGATGGCCGCGCCGGTGGTCTTCCCACCTCTACGGCCCGCACGGATAATCTTTCTCTTGGCGGGTGATTCAATGAACTGGAGCTGACGGTCGTGGGGCCTCTTGAGGGTGACGGTCAACTCTAGGGGTGTTTTCGTATTGGACGCGGACAATTATTTCTCCCTGTGTACTTGTTTCAACGTGCTGTGCCCGTTCGCCCATCTCTGCCGCAATGTCACCCAACAATCCTCGGTACTGATTGAGTGCCTTAGCCGATAATGCCCCTGGGATGGTCAGCAGTAAGAATAGCCGCTCGGCCAATTGGTTGAGGTCAGCAATGCGCTTCCAGTAGAGTGCATACCCTGATTCGGTAGCGGTTTCCTTCAGCCTATCCAAATACGCCTTGGCAACCTCAGCGTCTCGGTCCTTGACGCGCTGCTGCCAACCATGTTCGGTAGACCATTGAGCCAGGGTGCGAAGTTGTGTTGTTGGGGATTTCGTTGCGGCTTCTGTGTATGTCTTGTGAAGCACACGAATAGAGCGTGTGGGACCTAGCGCGTAATAATCATCAAAGGCTTTTGCAGCCTTGGGGCTTTCCTGCATGTTATCAATGTAGCACGGTAATCATGGGAATGCAAGAAGTGTTGCTAGGAGTATCTTTGGCGGACTAACTCAATCTCTTTCCATGCCGTTCCATCGCTGTTGAATCTCGCCTCTGCTTGATCGGGTCTGCGGAGGTAAATCCCTAACGCTTCTCTGAGGTGATAGAAGGTCTCATTGTGCGCTGCAAGTCGGAGCCAGAATTCGTAATCTCCTGCACTCTGGAATGAGGCATCGAAGGGACCGTACTTATCATGTAAGGATTTTCTCCACATCGGCTGAGGTCCTAGAAAACAGAACTTCATCAGTTCATCGAATCCTCCCTCGGCCCATTGGAAGTATCCTGTTCTCCAAGCGAAGTCAAAGCCTCCTGTGAGGTCCTCTACAATGTCCACGTCGGCATAGGCTACTGCATGGTTGGGATTCCGGTCCAATGCGGAGGCTAAGAACTCAATCGCATAACTTGCTAATCGATCATCGCTATTCGCATTCGTGATGTATTCTCCTCTTGCAGCTTCGATGCCCAGGTTCCAAGCTCCGTAGATACTAGGGATGTCAGGAGTGTCGATCAGTACATCCTCGCCGTTCAGCATTCCTTCGGCTATCTTTGCCTCTACGGACTTCTCTTGAGCCACTATAACGATCTGAGGGCGAAGGGTCTGCTGTTGGAGATTCAGAATACGTCCCTCGATGTAGGGTTCAGCATAGTAGGCTGAGACGATGGAACTAACTCTCATCAAGTGGATTCTCCGCAAAGTTGGGCCAGGCATCTCGTACGAGATGTTCTATTTGATTGACTATATCTGCTCCAACAAGCCACCTCATTCGATCTAGGGCCATAGAAAAGTCCATGTAGAGATCCTCGGCAAACTCTGCGGGATGCTTACGCCCTTTTCGATAATTGCAGTCAGAACAAGCCGGAATCAAATTAGTAATGTGATCTGTACCACCAAGATATTTCGGGTAATAATGCTCCTTATGCAGAAACTCGTCTAGATATTCTTCTGGTGTGCCGCAATAGAAACAGTGAGACAGTCTTCGTGTTGGATCATCAATAACAAACAGAGGACGAAAATCCAATGGACTCCGAATAACCCCAGCATCTTCCATCATCGCCTCCCAAATAACGTACTGTGATCCGGCCAAATCGTCCCCAATTGATATGGCTCAACCACCATCTTCTCTCGGTTCACCCAATCCAGTTTGTAGCCGTCATCCTTCAACAACCTCGCTAGGTTATCCTGCGCATTTGGATTAGTCTGGTTCCCTGA